GCTATCGGAAATGCTTCGCCTCAGTCTGGTGATACTCCTCTTTCTAAAGTAGGCGACTATGATAGAAGAATCTTAACTGAAGAAAGAAAAGATCAATTAAGAAAACAAGTAGAAGAAGCAAAACGTAATAGATAATATAAAATACACGGATTTATTAAGATCAATTGGTAAGTCCGTGTTGATTTTTCTTATTAATATGTAAATCTATTGTTAGCGTATTGGATTTCGCTAATCCTTTCGGCGTACTTCTGGTCTCGCCAACCTAAAAAAAAACTACGTAGGCATCTCGTAAATGCATTTTTCACATCTTTGAAATTTTTAAATTAATTAAAGAGTTTAATTATGATAACTACTCCATCAACGCTGCCCGCTCAGGTACAGCAAACTTTTGATGATGTTCTTCTTTCCGTAAGAACCCCTAATTTAATTATGAAATTAGGTGCTTTATCAAAGCGTTTACCAGCAAAAGGCGGCAGAACGCTTCGTATGTCACGTTATGATAGATTACCAACTAGCCCTGTTCCATTGGGGTCAAGCGGAGCAACTCCTCCAGCAACACCTTTAAATCGTGTGGATAAACATTCTATGTCCACAATAAATCAACTCTAATTGACTTGGAAGTCTAAGGCTTATGAAGGCTATGACGACAGGGCGGAAGGCGTAAGCCACCGTGAGAGACTTAACGAGTTGAACCGCAAGGTATACGAAAGTCCGAACAGAACAACGAAAGGTTCTGAGGGAGGAATAACAAGACTCCCCGCCTAATAATAGGTCACAAAAGTAACAGTTTGATAGACGCTACAATGTCTTTTTATGGACAGTATGTAGCGATTAATCAGCAGGTAACGCTGCAAAACCAAGACCCTAGAAAAAAGATTTCCATCTACAGAGTTGAAGTAGTTATATAAAAAGTATATTCTTGAAGTATAAAAACTTTAAGGAAAATTAATGGTTAATAAATTAGCATATTTAGCAGGAATAATAGATGGCGATGGATGTTTTAGTATAATAATAGATGAAGGTAAATGGTATCGGCCACACATACAATTAGAAACTACGTCAGAGTTATTAGCCTCTATAGTTTACGATTGTCTTGGTGGGTATAAATCGGAATGTAAACTTAGTTTTAGAAAAACAAGTTTTGGGAAAAAACCTACAATTAAATGGTCTATTTGTAGTAAAAAAGCTCAAATTGTTGCCAAATCTATGTTTCCTTATTTTATTGTTAAAAAGCTACAATGTGAAATTGTAAAAAACTTTTATGAAAACGATGTGCTTGAAAGAGAAAAACTATACATTCTAATATCATCTTTAAAAAATAAATATATACCACTAAAACCAATATTAAGGCGTAATGATGTATTATGTTCTGACGCTTGGTCATATATCGGTGGTGTTATGGATACAGATGGTTCTTTTAGTGTGTCAACCAGCAAAAGAGGTTATAAGCGAGGCACAATAAGCTTAACTATGAATTGTGCTGGTTCTATTAATTTTATAACCAAGCATTGCAAAGAAGGTCTTTTATGTGTCGTTAATGCTAAAAATACTAAACAAGGTTTTCAATATAGGTTTCAAATAAACAAAACTAATCATATAAAATTATTTTTAGATAAATTGTTACCATATTTAACTATTAAAAAAGAAAATGCACTTAATTTATATAATTATTGTATACAAGCTCTGGATATAAATGGGGTCGTTAAATCTCCTCTGATTGACTTGGAAGCCTAAGGCAATAGCTATGGCGACAAGGCGGAAGGCATAAGCCACCGTGAGAGACTAAGCGAGGAGACCCAGGAATGGGATGCGATAGTCCAAACAGAACAACGAAAGGTTCTGAGGGAGGAATAACAAGACTCCCCGCCACACAAGTGGTCACAAAAGTAATAGAATGGTTTTAAACGAAACAGCTGAGCTTTTAGGCTTATCTCTTCGTATGACAGAAGATCAAATCACTAAAGAAATGCTAGGTTCTACAGCTTCTTTCTACAATTGTACAGGTGGTACAAATGGTGATTTACCTACAGATATTTCATTATCTGATATTGATGAAGTGACTTCTGCATTATTACAAAATGATGCTTGGATGATCATGGACATGGTTGGTGGTGAGAACAAATTTGGTACAGGCCCTGTACGTGATGCTTATCTAGCTTTAGGTCATGTTGCATTAGCAAAAGATCTAAATAACGTAAATGGTTTTATTTCCAAATGGAATTATCCTAACCAAAATGAAGTAGTAAGATCTGAATGGGGTTGTGTAAACAACGTTCGTTTTATGCTGTCTTCAGTAGGATCAGTTTCTCCTAATGCGTCTGCTCTAGGAAACAATGTATACAATACATTTATCCAAGGTATGGAAGCATTAGCATGCGTTGAACAAGATAATTATTCTGCAAGATTCTTATATCGTCCACCGGTCTTCTCAGATCCACTTTTCCAAAACGTAACTATTGGTTATGTATTTGCTGAAGTGCCTAGGATTCTAAACGATCTTTGGATTACAAATATGCGTTCAACATTAAGATAAAAGGAGTTTAATATGAGTGTTATATTTACTGGTACAAACCAAGGGAAGTTTACCTCTACAGGTGCTTCTCAAACATTAAATATTAGATCAGGTGTTGATTGGATTAAAGTATTAAACTATACAGATAATACCCAATACTTTTGGCAATATGGTATGGCTGCTGGTGTAGGTAAAATTACAGCTGCAAACGGTACAACTGCTTCTTTAGGTGCTGGTCTTGGATTTTATCCAATTGATACTTCTTTAAATGTTCCTGGTGCTAGTGTTGTTTTAACAACAATTTCTGGAGCAGCTATTCCTGTTGTAGCTACTGGTAACACTGGTGGTTTAGCAAATGGCGATATTGTTCGTTTATATAATGTTACTGGCGGTGTGCAATTAAATAGTATTGATTTTACAATCGGTGCTGTTACCGCAAACGTAAGTTTTACATTAGCATATATGTCTCAAATCGTAGCTGCTAACGCTGGTACATTTAGAAGAATACCTTACAATCCTATATTCTACCCACGTAATCGTTATATAGTAAGTATTTCACAAGCTGTTGAAGCTGTGGTTGTATTAACTGTTACTCATGGTTATAAAGTAGGACAAGTTGTTTCTTTTGTTGTTCCTTCTGTAGGTGGTTCTGCCGCTTCATATGGTATGACAGAAATAAATAGCTTACAAGGTACAATTCTTGCTATAAATACAGCTACTAACTCTATTACTGTAGATATCGATACAACAGCATTTACAGCTTTTGCTTTCCCTACTACTGCACAAGCAGCAGCAGGATTTACTCAAGCTCAAGTAATACCTGTTGGTATGAATACAGCTGAAGGCTTAGATAGCGGTGTTGATATTTTAAGTGATGCTACTATAAATACTGGTTTAATTGGTATTCAATTAGTAGGTGGTGCAAACTCACCTGCTGGTGCCGCTAACGATGTTATTTATTGGACATCTGGAAATTCATTTAGCATAAACAACTAAATATATTTTAAGAATGTGTCTATGATGGGGAGGGTAAAATCCTCCCTTTCTGTATAAGGAGTAATATGAGTAAAATAGAAATGGCTGGAAAGCCAATGATTCAGAAATCACAAGAAAATTTTAAAAAGATGACTAAAGAGCAGCTTGCTAAAGAAATCTTAAAATTACGTGATAGAGATAAAGAAACCGTTACAGGTATTTTTAAAAACTTAGAGAATCCTGCCAGAGATGGTGGCAAAGGATCTGTAACTTTTGGTTATAAAGCTTATCCTGGCGATCAATACATTATGTATGAATTATGGGACGGCGAAAGATATAGCTTACCTAGAGGAGTAGCTAGGCATTTAAACAATAATTGTTTCTATAAAGAATATTCTCATTTGTCTGGTGAATTTGGTCAACAAGGTATTAGAGGCGGTTTTGCTGATGGTAGACTAAATTCAAACAATCAAACAGCTGGAATGAAAGTAGCCAAAAAAGTTCATAGATATGCTTTTATGAGTTTAGAATATATGGCAGAAGATGAAGACTTTACTCCTACAAATTTAATTGAAGTTACTCAAATGTAAATTGTTTGAAAGAAAAATATGGCTAACTATTATGCAGTTGAGTTTCCTACTTTTCAAAGGGCTATGAGAAATGTTTTGTCTATTTCACAAGGTTTTCCTTGTGTGGTTGTTACTACGTTGGATGGAGTTAATCCTGCGAGCCATGATTACTCAACTGGATTAATTGTTAGACTATATGTTCCAAAAAGTTGTCAAATGGAAATAGACAATGATAGAACTTATATTATTGAAGTGATAGATGCCACATCTTTTTCATGCCCTTTAGATACTACAAATTTAAATGCATTTGTTTTACCACCCGTTTCAACTGTTCCACCTTTTTCGCCATATGCGTCAAACCCTGCAATAGTTGTTCCAGTAGGTGAAATAAATAGTCTGTTGAGTCAAGCAACTCAAAACGTTCTTCCATATTAATTGCTCTAAGCACGGCATTTGTTACATTAAAAAACAAATGTCGTGTACAGGAGAAAATATGGCAGATTCAACATTAGGTGCTATAAGGACAAAGGTTAGAAGGCTAACAAGGAGTCCTAATACTGCTCAGATAACAGACAATCAAATAGATGAGTATGTTAATACTTTTATCTTATATGATTTTCCTGAGCAAATTCGATTAGCAACGTTAAGAACAACTTTAACTTGGTACACACAACCAGGAGTTGACACTTATGAAACTAGTACGGTAGTTACTAATGCTTTATATAATTTTAAAAATAAATACGTTTGTGTACACCCACCTGTGTACATAGCTGGTATACCTGCTTTTTATACTCAATGGAGAAATGTTTTCTATGGATATTATCCTCAAACAAATGCAATAACTAATACTGGCTTATATGGCAATAATGCTCAAGTTACTTTTACTGGAACAGCAACAGCTAGACCAATGATTCAAAGAAATGTTGTTGTTACAGCCATAGATATTTCTGGTGTATCAATGGTCTTAATTGATAATCCTATTTCTAATGTATTAGGGCTTTTAAGTTTACCTAATCAACCTCAAACTGGTCTTGCTCCAGGACCTTATGGAAATATTAATTATCTTACAGGTGAATTTACGGTTACATTTCCTACAGCTGTTAAAAATCAAGAACCTATTGTTATTGAAAATATTGCTTATCAACCTGGCAAACCAGTTGCAATGTTATTTTATGATACAAAATTTACCATAAGACCTGTACCTGATAAAGCCTATCCTGTTCAAATAGAAGTAGATGTCAGACCAACAGAACTATTGTTAGCTAATGAAAGTCCTGATTTAGAACAATGGTGGCAATATATTGCTTATGGAGCTTCAAAGAAAATCTTTGAAGATAGAATGGATCTTGATTCTGTTCAAATGATTATGCCTGAGCTTAAATTACAAGAAAGATTATGTTTGCGTTCTACATTAACGTTACAGGCTAATGAAAGAACGGTTACTATTTATACTCAAGGTAAATCGTATGGGTTTGGTTTTTTTGGATCTGGCGGATGGCCGTATTAAATAAGGAAAATAAATCATGGCTTTAAATATAAATATACCTCAAGCAAATCAAACTCTTTCCATAACACAACCATTAATCTTAAATAATTTTAATGCTATTAATACAGCCTTTGCTGTTGATCATGTTAACTTTAATGATGCTGGAGCAGGAAAACATAATAAAATAACTTTTCCAGTACAGGTGCTTCCAATTGTTATTGCTGT